GTCGAGACTAACACGAGAGATACCAAACGTAGCACTTGATGCTGTTTGCTCTAACTCTACGTTAGCTCCCAAATCATCATCATTTACTGTTCCGTCTGCCTGAACAGCAAACAGAATGTTTGGATCATCAGCAACGTAAGCCATACCACTGGTATGAGCTGCACCAGACCATTGTTGTGAAAATGTAAGCTGACTGGTGCTTACATCGATAAAACGACATCCTAGAAAAATACCGATTGGCGTAGCAGAGCTTGTGCCTGTATCTTTCTCGATGGTGGTTGTGGAGCCACCGTCAACTAACTTGACGACATCTCCGTAACAAATCCTTGTGGAGTACGAGGATAGGATTGGGTATTGACGAAAACCACCAGTGTATTCGCCACCTGTTGTTCCTACAGGACGTAAACCAAAAGGAGCAGATGTGCTAGACATGTGTCTACCTCCATTACGTTGTTCGGGTGCTTCGCTCTGGTCTCAGAACTGGCATCCGAGGGTCATTTGTTTTCATGTAAGAATTATCAACGCTTTCAAGCTGTCTGGCAGCCTGCTCTCTATGATACTCCTTACGGCTCTCTACTGTTTCGGTTGCGTTGCTACATAAAAGTAACCCACCAACCTCTATGTTTTCACTCCATTTTGAGTCGATATCCGTCATTACTTGCAACTCTGGGTGATCCTTGGCTAACACTGGAGTCCATCCTTCACGAAATTTTGCAGATACGTTTGGCGTATCAGATTGACCCTGTACTGCCGTTCTAATCCAACGAAATTCAACGCCTTCCCTCGGAGTAGGTGTCGGCAAAAGTGTGGGTCTCTCCCACTGCTTTTTGCGAGTCTGCTTTTCACGATTTTGCGTGTCTCTTGGTTCTCTATCAGCCATTTGATTGTTCCTTCATTAACTGCGCTGCATACTGCTCATTGCTGAGTCCAAGTCGCTTTGCGAGGGCTACTTGGGTTCTTGTTAGACGCACTGTGCGTGATTTTTTTCCGCTTCTTTCTACGGGGGCAACCACGGTTCCGTTTTGTCGTTCAGGTGCTTCTTGCTGAACATCAAACTTTTCTGGGAATATTTTTCTCATCCCCTCATCTATCTCTTTATAATACTGTTCACTTCCTGGCACAATACCTTTTTTCTTCATTTCCTCATGCAGCCCTAATGCTGTGCCACGCATGATTGTGTCTTTTTCGAACCAAGGGTTGTTTTTTTGCCACTCTAGGTCTATCTGAGAAAGCCTTGGTTGTTGGGGTTTCTGGGGTTGTTGTGTTTCTGCAACAACAGGTTGAGGTTGATACTCGTTTACACGAAACTCTTCATTGTGCAACTTAGACATCTTAGCTTGAGCTTCCATGAGTTTATCAGGATCACCACTCTCATATGCTTCTTTATAGTCTCTTTTAGCCTTTTCTAACTCTGCCCCAACTCTGCCTTTGGCTTGATCTATGAGCATTGACTCGCCATCAGCTAGTGTTTTTCTAAGGTTTTCGTTGTCCTTCTTTAGCTTTTCTGCATATCTAAGGGCTTCTTCTTGAAGCCTTGTTGCTTCTTCTTTTGCTCTTCTTTCTTCGTGAAAGTCGTACTTTAACTTAGATATTCTTTTCTGAACATTGTCGCTATAGTTTTTAATCTCTTCTTCTGATTCTTCTTCTGACTGCTCAGAAGCCTCTACGTTTCTTTTTGGGACACGATCTTCTTCTGGAGTGTCATCTATTATTTCCACATCAAAGTCTTCTTCATTCAAGCTATCTTCTTGCTTTGACTCAACAACTTGATCTTCACCAAAGTCTTCTTGTAATTTTTCTGCTGTATCGTTCATATTCTTTTATATCCTCTTGGGTCTTCGACAACAGCTTCCACTGTGTCATCGTTAATTATTCTAAACTCATGCGAATGAATCTTAAAACGAGTTCCTGAGTATGACCTAAATATTACAAAGTCACCCTTCTCACACCAAGGACCTGTTGGAAACTTTTCTTTGTCCTTATAAGCATCAGGACCCATACTAACAACATAACCTATTATAGATGCTATACCTTCAGCATCTTTGATACTGTCTGGCATATACACACCACCTTCGGTTTTGTCTTCTACTTCTACTGGGGATATTAAGAGTTTGTAGCCTTTTGGTTCAGGCATTTTGGAAGCGACCTTTGGGTCTTCTTCCTTCTTTATAGCTTGATACATTTTTACCTCATGCAGTGATTAAGGATCACAGTTCCTTGCGTTAATACGAAAAAGTTCACTTGAACTTTTTTAATCATTAATAAATCTTTGTTCTATGTCAAGTATATCTTCTTGTATTTTTTCGAGACATTTGTACTCACCTACCAATAAATTATACTCTTCCATAGTTTTAGCACCACCTGTAGATAAATGGTCTTTGAGGTTTTCTTTGTAGTCTAAAATTTTTTTAAGAAGAGGTGCGTAGATACTTTCACTACTCATCGACAAACTCTCTAGCTAAATCTACGCCTTCTTGAAAGCCTTGTTTTCTTTCTTCTATTGTAGACTTTTCTTTATCCTGTACAGCTTTTACTGCAACTTTAGCTACCTCAATCTCTTGATCTTTTTCTTTTGCTTTTGCATCTACCTGTAGTTTAGCTAAGTCCATTTCTTTCTTATGTGCAAACTCAGCTTCTTTTAGAGCCATCTCTTTTTGCTGTATTACTGTAAGTGGGTCTTGTTGCTTTGCTAGAGCCTCTTGCTCTGCTACCTCTTTCTTGCTCTTTTCTAGAACAGCAGCAGCAGCTTTCGCTGTAATTCTTGATAGTTCCTCTTCCACGCTATCTGGTAATGGCTTTTCTTCATCTGGCATTGGAACGCCTAGTTGCTGCTCTATCTCTGCTCTATACTGAAATGCCACATGTTCAGTAATGTGAGCTGCCAAAGCGTTCTGTATAGCTGACGCGAAGGGCGACTGACCGATGATTTGCTGTATCTTCGGGTCTTGAGCAGCAGCAGTATGTACAGCAATGTGAGCCTCATGGTCTTGATACTTAAACGCTTTGACAGGTTCTTGTTTCATTATAGCCATGTTTTCAGCTACCGGGTCTTTAGGTCTAATATCTTCTGGTAGCTTAATTATGGTATCTGCTTCTTGTATTCCTAACACTTCTAGCATCTGTCTGTGAAGTTTACCCATATCGTATAACTGCGGAGCTTGCTGTGCTAACTGGAGGGCTGACTGATACTGTGTCACTCTCTGTGCCATTGTAGAAGCGTTTGGGTCTGATACTGGTATTACATCCACCCTGCCATCAAAGTCTTGTGTTCTAGAGAAGTCTCCCTCTATCTCGTAAGCATATTCCGATGGCATGTAGTCGTGAATACATTTTGCTAGTATTCTAAGCTCTTTCTTTAGGGCAGCGTGTAGCCTAGACTGCACACCAGACATAACTTTCATCGATCTTTCTAGCAAAGCCAATGTTGTGCCTACAGGGGCATTAGGGTTCATGTTTCCTACCTGAACATCAGCTATAGACCCAATTCTTCTTCCTTCTTCGACAATATTTCCCAATAACTGGTAAAGCACTGAGGATGGTTCTTTATAAGGTATAAACGTAATGGAATCTCGTATCGCACCGCCAGGAACGTCGACATCTCGGAACTCACCCGGCATAAGAGGCGAGTCATCCCCTTTAATGCGGAGACCACGAGCTTTAAGACCAGCAGGAAGATTCGATAACGTACCTGCATCAATAAGCTGACGAAGTATAGACGTAGCCGATTTAGCCAACCCACCAATAAGATGAATAAGTCCTGTGCCATAAAAGCCAAGGCTAGGAAGATATCTATAATGAACAAAATGCTGTCGCTTAGTTTTCTTTTCATCGCTTTCATACCAGTTCTTTCTTATTGATAATATTGTTCTAGATGATTTGTCTATCGTAACAATATATGGTCTTGCCAGACCGTCTTTATCTTCGAAAGGTTCTGGCATATCCAGATCAACGTGCATTTCTAGTATAGTGTATCTGTCGTCTTCATCATATACGGTATCACTACCTTCCATCTCATCATACTTTTCCTGTATGTCCGAATCATCTCTAGATGGCTCTGGAAGCTCCACATCTCTATAGAAACCGTTTACTTGTAGTTCTCTTACCTGATTTTCTGTCTTCTTCATCACATGCGTGTATCGTGAACAAGACATGAGGTCTGATGCCCCGTATGAAACTACAAAGTCTTCAGCAGGTACGAACATAGAGCATGGTCTTTCCATAATTGGATCGTAATACACCTTCTTGAAAGCAGAGCCTGCCAAAGGCAATCTAAACAACATTTGCTCCATCTCATCACGATACTCTGTCATCTCCTCTGTAAGCATGTAATTCATTTCATGCTCTACACGCTTTGACTGTTCGTTCTTTTCTTTCGTTTGCTTTCCTACGACTTTTGTTCTAACAGGTCCTGCTGCTGGGAATATCTCTCCCATAGCCTGTGCTTGGAACCTAACGATGGCTTCTGATAGCAAAGGATGGAAAACTCCGGAAGCTCCCTCCCAAGGTTGTGTTCTCTCCTCAATCTTCATACCGAGGAGATCAAGACCTTTTACATAAGACCTAGACCATTCTTTTCTAGATGTTCTATCTGCATCAAAGTCCTCTACAAGATTAGATGCCATCTCTTCTAGATCACTGTCTTCTATAAACTCTGCTAAGTTTGAATTGTGATCAGGTCCTACAAGTTCTTCTGTAGCACTTCCCTCAAAGTCTATAACCATCCCTCCATCATCTGTCCCAATAGCCACAGCGTCTGGATTGACTATCTCAACTTTGAGTTCTGACTCTTCAGGGTTTCCCCCTTCTTCCACCTCAAAGGGTTCTAAGTTTTTATCTACTGCCATTATCTAATTTTGAAGTTTGTACCTCTAGTGGCTAGACCTCCGCCTCTCATCTTCATGGTCTTACCGCCCTTCTTCATGCCCTTTTTCTTCATAGCACCTCCGACTGCATAACCCTTTTTCTTCATTACTCCACCTGCTTTTTTAGCTTTAACAGGTTTAGGTACTTGAATATTAAACATTTTGTTCATTTTTAACATCATTTCATAGTCTTTTCGACTCATCTCTTTTGGTGAACCTTTTGGCATTCCCACCAAAATTTTACCTCCACCTTTCATCATCTTCTTTTTCATCATACCGCCACCAGCGTACATCTTCTTTTTCATTTTTCCGCCTGCTGCCATGCCTTTCTTCTTCATTTTTCCGCCACCTGCGTAACCTTTTTTCTTCATCATACCGCCTCCTGCTTTCTTTTTAAATTTCTCTGCTTCTTTCTTAGTCACCCTTTTAGGAGCATACTTGTTTGCATACTCTCTCAAAGATAGACCTGTTCTCTTTAGGTCTTCCTTTGTAACAGCTAATTTTTTAACACCATTCTTGTCGAAAAAATATAGCTGACCTTTTTCTTTTGCTTCTTTTATTGATCTAGGCTTACCTGCAAGTGGGTCTTTTTTAGTTTTCTTAGCTGCCTGATTATTAGATAAAGCCTGTCTTTGAGCTTCCGTTAATGTGCTTGCAGCAACTGCCGTTGTAGCAGATAACTTATTCTCTTTGGGCTTTGATGGTTTTGTTTCTTTTTTTATTTTTGGTGGAGCCGTTGTAACGCCCTGCTTTGGTAAGCCAGGTCTTCTTTGCGGTGGGAAAGCAACAATGGCTTTGGAATCTCTTCCTACTTTTTCATCTTTCTTGAGTATCTTATCGACAAACTTGCTACCTTTTGGAAACGATCTTCTTATCCTTTCTTCTCTGGTAACTCCTTTTTTCTTTTTTTCCTCTGCCATAATGACCTCTAAGTTTTATTTAGATTAATACTATGTTGCTATTTGAGTCTATTATTTTTTTTCTTATACTTTTTCTTCTTAGGTTTTACAAACTTCTTCTTACCTCTAACCAGTTGTGATTTCATGCTGGCTCTAGAGATTGTCATCGTACTTTATATCCTGACAAACTTGCAGCACCAGACCTGGCTAAACCACCACCACGCATTGCTGTTGTTTTTGTGGCACTCCTTCTTTTAGAAGTTCTTTTTTTCATCTCTTCAGCTTTTCTACCAACAAATTCTTGTCTTTTCTTCGGTAGGGTTTTTCTTGATTTGTTTTTATCTGCTAGTGGAGACACTCCAAAAGCTCTGCTTTTGTAAGCATCCTTTCCATATTTTTTAGCCATGTCTTTATCAATATCAAATTTCTTTTGCATTTTAGACTCAAGGTCTAAAATTTCTTTTCTATACTGAGCTGCACCTGATGTTCCACGACCAGTAAATTTCTTCCTAAGTCTTTGCTTCTCATCAAAAAAATCAGGGTCTAAATTAGCTCTACTTCTTTCTCTAGCTTGTACCTCTCTACTCATTTCAGGTGGCTTGGCTTTTGGTGAAGCTGCTACAGGTTTTTTCTTTGGCTTTGGTGTTTTACCTATCGCACCACCCATTTGTTTTCTTTTATATTGAGGCATTAGTAATACTCCACTGGTCTTTTATATTTTGGTTCGTCATCCCAATCATCTTTTTCTGCTCTGACCCAACCCCCTTGACGAAACCTTAGAAGGGCTTGTGTCGTACTATCTACAAGGTCGTCATTCTCACCTGTGGGGAAAGAGGCACATTCTTCTATAACCTCATCAGCCCATCTTGATGGATAATACCATATACTGCCACTAGAAAACAAGTCTGTAACTGCGTTGACCCTTGCTATTTTATCGTTACCCCTAGTGGGGGTAAACTCTGTAACAGGTATTCCCATCTGCCGAAGTTCAAATACCAAAGGCGCACCCGATGCTTTTGCTTCTACAATCATCTGATCTGGTTCAAACTCCCAATATTTATCGTATGCAGCCCGTTTTAACTCTGGAAACTCTAGTTTTTCCTTAAATGCATCCAAAAGAATCAGGTGAGGACGGCTTTGATCGACATCTTGGTGGTGATAGAACACGCCCCATGTGGTACAGGCACTATAATCGCTTCTTTGTGTCTTTAAAAACGCTGTATCCCACGATTGTATGATGCATTCACAGGGTGGGGGTTCTGATTCGGTCCATTCTTTCCACCATTCACGCTTAATTAACGCTCCTTCTTCCGATGTGGGGTCTTGTTGGTACTGTGCGTTCCATTTTGCGACAGGAAGTTCTGCTTTTAGGCTCTCTAATTCCTCTAATGCCCAAAATTCACCCCATAAAGGGTTACCAGAAGGCATAATTGCAGGTAATTGTATAAGTTCCCAGTCATCTGCACCCTCTCTTTCCTGCATAACCTTCAATAATTGACCTGTAAGGTCTCTTTTTGACCATCTGGTCATCACAAGTATGATCGCTCCTCCAGGCTGTAGACGCTGCCTTGGACCGGATGTGTACCATTCGTATACTTTATCGTATACATCGGGGTTGTACTGCCCTAATTGAGCCTCCTGTTCCGAATGTGGGTCATCTATTATGAGAATATCTGCACCTTTACCAGTTACAGCACCACCAACACCGATAGCGAAGTAGTCACCACGCTTGTTTGTGTTCCATCTACCTGCTGCTTTACTGTCTGTTGAGAGTTCTATTCCCTTAAAAATCTTTTGATAGTCTTCTGACTGTATGAGGTTACGCACCTTTCTACCAAAACCAACTGCCAACTCTGCGGTGTGGGCTGTTTGGATTACCTTTTTATCTGGATACTGCCCCAAGAACCATGCAGGAAACAAAAACGATGCAAATTCTGACTTGGTATGACGGGGTGGCATATTGATTATCAATCTTTTTAGCTCGCCACGAGCAACTTTTTCAAATGCTTCAGCCATGATCTCATGGTGGGGTCCTCCTATAAAGGATGACCACATCATTCTAACGAAAGTTAAGAAGTCTGTTTTGGAGTCTTCTTTCTTTTTTGCTTCTTCGTATGATTCTAAAAGTTTTAAGAGTTCTTTTTGCTGATCCGTGGGTAGGGTGGATAGCTTACCTTTGATATCTTTTAGCTCTAGATTCATTGTTTTTTTCTGTTTCGCCTGGCAGATACAACTCTCAGGTTTGTCTTCTTGTTGTTTCTTGGGTTTCCATCACGATGATCGATATGTTTTTTGTCACCCTTCTTTACTGTTCCCTTCTTCAGGGCTGCCCTTCTGTTTTTATTTCGCAAGGCTCGTTCCTGCTTCATCTTTTTAGATGCGTGATACTTTCTGTACTCACTCATTTAAAACTCTTTAGCATGGCAACTAAACCTCCTTGTTTGTACCCACGCTCTTTTTTAAGAGCATCTTTAGCCATAGCATCTATCTGATCTTTTATATCGTAAGAAAATTTAGTGTATGAAGATGGTTCACTTTTATATCCTGGTGCTTCTAGAATATCGTCTAGCATTCCTACAAACTGTTCCTCTTTTCTTACGTTATCAACGTAAGGCAACTTGTAACCCAAAGCTCTAAGTAGGTCTAAACCGAAATGATCTAATTCATGTCTAGCAGTTTTTTCAAAAGGCATAGTTTCTTTTGCTTGCTTCATATCTTCTTCAGTAGGCATAGTGCCTTTTTCTCTTCGTCTTTTTAAACTTCTATCTACGTCTTTTATTCCTAGTTTTTCTAAGAGCCTCTCAAAGTAGCCTGGTTTAAAATCTTTACCTACTTTTAAAGATTCTTTCTCAACATCATCTGCATATTCTTGATCAAATACATCGGGTCTCTGTACAAATATTTCTGGCAGTGCGCCACTTTGAGATACTTGACCTTTGTAATTTTCTCCTTTTTGTTCTTCTGTAGGTAAATATATACCCCCTAAATTAGTCATAGAGGCAGGTCCTTTTAATTTTTCACCTCTTCTAGCTAGAATGTTTTTAATTATTTCTTCTAGTCTTTTTTCTGGAGATGATTTTTCAACTCCATCTTTTCTTGGAAGTATGTATTTTATAACCTGCCCATAATCACCACCTGTGAGCTGTTCAATTCTACGCATGGCTAGTTGTGCGGTGGGGTCGTCTTTCAGATACTTTTGCATCTCTGCTCTGTACTCAACATCACCTAAACTGTACGGCTTACTCCTAAAGGGACTGGGTGGGGGAAACTTTGCAGTCTTTAATGCACCTGATCTTCTTTTCGCCATTTTTTTCTTTACATCCTTTCCCTTTACGGTATACCGTTATAATACGGTATACCTCTTAACGGTATACCTAAACTATAAAACTCTTTTACGGTATACCTATTATGGAAATCACACTACCAGTACTGTGGAACTTTATACTGACTTTAGTTATAGCACCAATAGCGTGGTATATCAAATCCCAAAGTGATGAACTCAAAAGAGTTCAGATACTTCTCAATAAAACACGAGAGCAATATGTTCACAAGAACGACCATAAAGATGACATCGATAGAGTGGTTGAACACCTAGTAAGACTAGAACAGAAGCTAGATAGCCTCATAGCCCAAAAATAAGCCTCACTCAGTGGGCAGTCCACCCAAATACAACAAAAAGTACCACCAGACAAGTAAACCCTCTGTATCGCCTTCTACAAGCCTTTCCATAATATACGAAAATAACACACTAAAGATAACCCACTCACTTACCTTAAAGCGTTTTAGGAAATCTGTATCATTTTTCATGCAGAATACTATACATATGTCGTGCCTAGCGTGTCGCTTGTCATCGTGGGGTGGGGGTAGGTGGGGTTAATCGCCTAGCAGTAATCGTATCTTATCGTCTAATTCTTTTTTAATTTGCTCTGACGATTTAGATTCATCCTCTATTACATGGTTATTCGAAAATAAATTTACCTCTCTGATTTTTCCAAGCAGTTCTAATGCCCGGACTCTGCTTGTCGGACTACCATTTTCGAAATCTCGACTCTCTTGTTCGAGAGCTGTAATTATTTTATCTCTTCGTCCGAGCGATTGCGTCAACCGCTGTTCCTCTATTTGTCTTTTTCTCTCTTCATAATGGGGGACAAATTGGGGAGAATGGAAAAGCTTATGCCCCTCTTTTCTAATGTTCGCATCGCTCATCTTTTCACAGCTATAAGCAGATTTATATGCCGCTGTATACGTGTATGCATTCTCTACTCCTATTCCTAATATCAGGTCTAGAAATTTAGACTGCTTAGCAGTCAGTTGGAGCCGCGTTTTCTTTTTGCCTTTTACTAGTCTTAACCTTGTCATTTTGACCTCCAAATTATGTTCACTTGAACCTTTTTTTTATTAATAAAAATACAACTTTTTTTTTGTACTACTCTTGAAATATCGGATTTAGTACCTATATATAATATATAACAAATTAATTAATATAAATAAATGGAGTGATTAAATGGCTAAAGAATTAAATCTACAAATCGAAAAGACTACTATCGAAAATATTGCTGATCTTAATAAGGAGATTGCTAATTTTGAGGGAGATCGTAAGAACGCAAACTCTGGCATACAAAATGCCCAAGTTGGTATTTACTGTGAGACCTTATCTGCTTTCGCAAGCTATCCTAGTTCCAAGAAAAAGATCACTATTGGAGATATGAAAGTTTTGAAGAATGCTCTTTTAGAGACCGGAATGTCAGAAGGTTCAGTAAAGAGAAAAGCTGAGAAGACTCAATGGGCATTTATCAAGATGCGAAAAGATGGAACACTGCCTACTCAGGCTACGCCATCAGCTATACGAGAAATCTTAAAAAATGATTATGAGATTGACTCAGAGTCTAAGCTTGTAAAAGCCTTTGACCCAAAAAAGCCGCTTTCAAAAGCAGAGTCTTTGATCAAGACAATTTTTGGAGAATTGAAAGCAGATGAATCAGGAATGAAAGGAGGTCTATCAACTGAGGATTTCGAGGAGTTCAGAAGACTCTACATAGGCAACATGGTTGCCAGAAAATCCAGAATTGCTAATGAGGTTCAAGCACAAGCACAAAAGGATGCAGAGGTTAATATCCAAGAGGAAACAGATCAGGCATTAGAAGATTTGGTTGGAGATGATTTGCACCCTGACGATATGCCAAACGCACAAGCTGATCTTCAAGACAATCCATTTGCGATGATGCAATAAAGCTAAACCTTTAGGGGATGGATTTGGTTCACTTGAACCTTTTCCATCCTTTTGAGGATTTGCTTTAGATGTTATTTTTTTATTTTTTTTAAAAACTTATCATCAGCTTATCATCAACTCGCACATAGCATTGTAGTGTGCAACTTGTCGTGTTCAACTAATAATAGGAGTGAAAAATGAACATAATGAAAATGTCAGATGCCAAGGCATCATTAGTATCGGTGCTAGATTATAACGATAGTCTAGCAGATAACCATCAAGACGCAGATAAGATCGTGCCTTATGTGGTAGGTCAAGCCGGACTTGGGAAAACGTCCATAGTTCAGCAAGCATGTAAAGAGACTAAAAGAGGTCTCGTAATGCTATCACTAGCACAGTTAGACCCTACCGAACTCGGAGGTATTCGCATACCATCTGAAGATCGTAAATCTGTTAACGTCACCAAACCTGATTGGTTTGTCGAGGTCGAGAAACAAAATAGTTCAAGTGAACTTAATGGAGGTGTAGTATTTTGTGACGAGTTAGCACAAGCACCTATATCAGTTCTCAATACTGCAAGGCAGTTAATTAACGAGGGTCGAGTTGGGCAATGGCATTTGCCTAAAGGTTGGCATGTCGTATCGGCAGGAAATCGATTATCTGACAAGGCAGGAGTTAACCGACTCCCTAGTCATATGAAAGATTGCTTGACGTATTTTAATGTCGAGGGAGATGTTGAGGACACTTGTAATTACTTTGTCGATATCGGAGTTGACTTTAAAGTGATAGCATATCTCAGAGCAAATCAGGATTTCTATTGCAAAAATGATCCTAGTCAGGACAGTAATCCTACACCGAGGTCATGGCAGAGAGTTGGCAACATGCTGAAGATGAAAGGTATGGATGCAAGGCGATTGACTCAAATGATAGCCGGACAGGTTGGCGAGTCTGCTTGTGCCTCTTTTGTAGGTTTTCTAAAGATCATAGCTGATGTTCCTGAGTTCTTGGATTTGGATAAATTGGTAAACAATCCTGAGAAAGCTAGTCTGCCTGATAGACCTGACGTTATGTATGCTTTATGTTCAGCTTTATCTTTTAAGGCTAACAATAAAAACATTGGCAATATCATAAAGTATGTCGAGAGACTCAAGGCTAGGGAAATGGGTGTAGTTCTTATCAAGGATGCTATTAGGAGAGACAAGACTCTTCGCTCCAATGCTGACGTTAAGAATTGGGTTAGAAACTCAGGTAGGGAGCTTGTACTGTAATGGATGTTGAGACAAAAATTGCTAGAGCAAAAACCAAACTGATTCTGCAAAATCCATTCTTTGGTTGTAATCTAATAACGACTCCCATCTCTGAGGTGGGAGCCGACATAACCAAAACTATGGCTACCGATGGCAAGGGTATCTATTGGTATAGAGAGTTTGTCGAGAGAGTAACCGAGGGTCAGCTTGTCTTTACTTTTGCCCATGAGGTTATGCACATATTATTTAAGCATCCTCTCAGGAAAAAGGGTAGGGAGTTCAAGAGATGGAATAAGGCATGTGATTATACTATTAATCAGATACTGAAAGACTCAGAGTTTGAACTTGTCGAGAATATTCTAATCGACCCAAAGTATGGCAATCTTACTGCCGAGGTAGTTTACAATAGGCTTGCCGATGAAGAAGATGGAGAAAGTTCAAGTGAACCTTTTGGGGATGTTATCGATCCTACTAATCCTGATGGCACTCCACTATCTGACGTAGACATGGCAGAGTTGGAAGGTCAGATTGACGAGAAACTATTGAATGCATCCAAGCAGATCATGGCGGGAAATTTACCGAAAGAGATTAAGGACATGGTAAAGAAACTGCTAGAGCCTAAAGTTGATTGGAGAGACCAGTTGTTGCGATACGTTCAGGGTGGCGATCAACCTGAAGATTTCACATTCTCTCGTTTTCGCAAGGCTACCTTGGAGACATGCGGCACTCTTATGCCGACAAGCAATCGTGTGGGTGTATCTGATTTGATCATACTACACGACCAAAGTGCTAGTATGCAAACTGAGGAGCATCAGGTTGCCTTTACTGAGTTAAACGAGATCACTTCGACTCTGTCACCTAAAAGCGTCACGCTTATCCCTTTTGATACTGACGTAGATGAGGACAAGATAGTCTACTATGATAGAGGAGAGGAGATAGAGGAGTTGGAACTCGTCAAGAATGGTGGCACTAGCATAATGCCATGCTTCAGATACATAGAGGAGAATGGTCTAGTTGATGAAGATACCAAGGTAATTGTTATGACCGACATGGGCATATTTGATTATCCTAAAGGCGATATGATACCTGACTATGACGTATTGTGGTGCAACTGTTCTGGTACTGACGAGAAAGCACCATTCGGAGATACTGTACTAGTAAAATCCGATAGATAAAAACCATAGGGTCTATTTGGTTCAAGTGAACTTTTTTAGACCCTACAAAATATAAGGAGTGAAAAATGAACTTATTTAAATCTGGGTTAGCATCACCTAACAGAATAATAGATGCATACAATGACACTATCAGGAGCATAGTAAAAACATACGATGTTCCTAAAGATGTTGTAAAAGAGGTCTTTAACATAAGAGACTCATACTACAAGCAGATAGACAAAGATAACCTATCTGATGAGTCTTGCGAGTGGTTGGCAAACTTCGATGCTTCTTGTGAAGCTGTATATCATACGTCAGGCATACCAAAACCTTTAGACGATATGTATGGTTATGCTAATCACATTCGACAATATCGAAAGACAAAGACAAATAAAAGGGGTGGCTTTACATCTATGAAAGACAAGTATTCAGATATTGTTCTGCGTAACTTTGCTGATGCTCTTGATAAAAATTTCTCAAGAGCATCCTCTGACAGAGTGTTTCGTATAAAGGTTGGCAATAATGATTACGATAAAGGATATACTGCACCTAGCGAAAACAATCATTATCATATAGTTAACCTATCTCTGACATGGAGTAAGAATATCTATGCATATGATCTTGCAGTAATACCTAATGGTAAACGTAATGTCTTGACCCTGACCCTTACACCTGACCCTTATCGACACTTAGAAAGTGAGGGCATCAAATGTTTTAGAGGTAACTTTCTAGATGTTCGGTTTAAGCATAGAGGTACTGGAAAGTATGGCTATGAGTTTGTTCCTGAGTATCTGCCAAATCAGATATTGCTTGTTAAGGAAACAAGTGACGGCAAGATGTTCGGTGTTGGCGATAGCATACACAAAGCTAAATCTTTGCTAGAACGTAGGCAAAATGCAAAGGTTATGAAATCTATGTTGGAGAGTGCATAATGACAATCAAAGAAATAGTTGATCGTGTTCTTGATCTAACAGTATCGGATATCCTTGGAATGATCTCCATTATATTAATATTTGTTATATGGATATTCGCATGTCTGCACTTAGGATATTACCATGTTTGATTTTTGGCATGGTAATATCTTCAACAAGATCGTTGTTGTGTCAGGTATTGTTTTTGTATTCCTATTGCTTGGGTGCATGGGTGCAGAAACTACCGATGAAAGATCAGCTTGGCTATCGTTTATCATGCTTGACACAATGATGCTACTAGTTGGTCTGATAGGCTCAGAAAAATAATTATAAAAGGTAACCCTCTTGCTGCCCCAGGTAACAGGGTTGCCAAAAAGTTCAAGTGAACATTTTTAATAGGAGTGAATTATGAAAACGTATAACGGAATGACATACAAGTATGTGAAAGATGATTGGAAAGGGTCAACAAGAAATGAAGTTTACTTCGAGGAGCATGAGTATGGCTTATGGAAAAATATTAATAGCTTAATAAAAATACGACTTATTATAGATGATGAGGAGTATATGGAGGGTCATTGGTGGGAAGAATATGAAGAGGGTCATAGTAGTTGTGGTTTTAACGAGTTAACCTATTCGACTCCCACATATGTAGACGATAACATTAGTCACCATATGATTAATAAAGGTGAAACAACTCTTCGGAGTGAACTTATCGATCACTTATGTGATGAACCATATTATTTGAGAGACAAAGAACACTTTAGTGTTGAGTATCTACAAAATATTTTATCGCAAGAGCCTATAAAACAAAGGGAAGATGCAATGTCTAGAATTAGGGTGGGGTATTACGATTCTAGTTGTCGTGCGATTTGTCGTTACTTTAATCCTAAACTAATAAAGGTCAAAGATTACCAACGATTAGAAGATTTAAAAAATCAGACTTATGAAATGGAGTACATGCTTTCAAAGATTAAACCTAAATTTGAAACAGATAGCTACCTTTGTGAGAATGGTGGAGAGCCTATGACATTTGACGATCTTAAAACAATGAAAACACTTATAGGAAATACAGATGATGTATAAATATAATGATGGGGGAGAATGGTACTATCGAGAGTTTATGCCAATCTCTCCCCGTAGCAAAAAAGTAAATGTGCATTGGGGAGCAGTTCCTATTGCAATAGCATCAGGCATACCTTTGCCTGACGTAAACGAAAAACTCAGAGAGTTTTACAAGGTCTGTAAGACTAAACCAAAGCTATTCCGACTACTAGGCGAATACATTGTTAGCTTGGGGTTTGAGTGGCATCCTACCATGAAGATCGGTCAGGGTTGCAAAGTACATCTCAGGGCAGATGAACTGCCTAGTGGCACATTGCTCGTTAAGTGTTCTTCCGAGTTGGTTGCTGTTGTTGATGGAGTAGCACAATCAAAACGAGACCCTAGACGAGATGGGGAGCGTTGTGTTTATGGCTATTGGAAAAAAGTTCAAGTGAACAATTAAAGGAGTTTCTTATGACTAGATTAAAAGATGAGGTTATTGAGGAAGAGAGTGGAGTTGTAAATGACTTCGTTGATGACCTAGAAAAAATATGCACAAAGCACTTTGGCGAGTGCTACCAATTTAAATTTGATGTTGATAGTGACTCTTTACAGATTGTGTTAACAGCTTGGCGAGAGTAATATAGAACACCAATAGGTGACTGCCTGCTAGGGTTCACTCCCCTTTGCCTATTGGGAAACTTGGGGATAGGTTTCCGACATAATCCTAGAATGCCTATCCCCATTTTTTAGCAGACACTTTCCTCCCAAACTAACCCTCACTTCGGTGAGGGTTTTTTTGTTCAGAACGAATGAGGATTGACAGTAATGGTAATATTTTTTTTTGGATTTAAATCGGTATTTAAATCCGTTTTCTTTTTCTTGTTGTTTGATATAATTATTTATCAAGCTTGAGAGGAGAGATTTTGTATAGTGGAATACTCCACAGAACATGGTGATCACTTGTCCATCCAAAATAAGCGTTCTGAGACCTCTATTGGTACTAGCATCCTTAGTGTGTTCTCAGTTTATATCTAGGATATTCTCTCCTCGCCTAAAAAGTTCAAGTGAACTTTAGGTAACCCATTGCCTCCATAACCTGCTGAAAGGGATGCAAAAAAAAAGGACTCCGAAGAGTCCTTTAAGTTAAAATAAATATGTCAGAGTGAAATAAACATATAAATCCACGATTCATATATGTCACATTTTCTCAGATTGTCAACCCAAATAGGCTCAACTTATCATCATGTCGTGTCCAACTTTGTGTCCAACTAATCAGAACGATGGAGCATCATCCCTTATCAAGAACTCATCGTAAATACCTTTTGGTTTCACTTGGGCGTAAGAACTAGTGATGGGATCGTAGTTTAGGACAGTATCTCCCTGCTTACCGACCCATGAGTATCTGCATTTCCAACAATGTATCTCTGCAAGCGTAGAGTTACTTGGGTCAGGTCTATGCACAGTAACACCTAAGTCTGCCTTGGAAAAGAACGAAGCACTACCACTAATATCGTAACCCTTTGGCACAGGAACCTTACCACTAGTATCTCTCATCATCTTAGTAGGATGGGCAATAAACCACATATGTATGTCGTAGCTTTGGGCAAACACTCTTAGTTGTGAGAGCATGGATGATACCCAATCTGTTTCTTTCTCGTCTATGTTAGACCTGTTGATGTAGTTGTAAGGGTCAATAACACAACCTTTAATACCACTACGAAGTACGGACACTCTCAATCTTTCAAGCAAAGAGTCAAGTGTCGGCAGCGAGCCATCAGCTTGATACACAAAACTAAAGTGATCTTGTAGAAACTTCTTGCCGTATTGTAGTTCTTTTTCAGAAAGTCTCGGCTGCAACCCCTGGAAGAAAGGCTTGCCAACTATCTTAGATATAAGTTTGGCTATGTGTATATCAGGTTGGTTCTCAAAGCTCGCTACTGCAAACTTCCAACGTTTTTCTTTTGCCAAGTTAATCATAAGTTGATCTACGAACTCACTCTTCCCAGAGGAGGGATGCCCAGTAACTATGGATAACTGTGATGGCACTATCGTGAATAACTCATCTACGTTGCTATACCCCGTGGACTCTCCCTTACCAAAACCCTCTGAGTATAACTTGTCCAATCTCTTAAAGAAATGATCAGCAGAGTAAAGCCCTGATACGGGAAAGGGTTCTGCATCATCTATCAAAGTCAAAAGTTCAAGTGAACCTTTTTTCATCAAAACATCATTTGCGTCTTTGCATCCGTCTGGATACTCAAGCCTAAAACACTTGTGTCTTCCTATGCGTCTAGCTATCTCTTCTGACATAGCCTTACCTGCGGAGTCATTATCTGTTGCTATAATTACTTTCTGAATATCTTTGAGCT